CAAGCTCCTACCGTTCCATATTAAACTCTCTTAGTTCTGCTTTTAGTAACACAAAAAGTTATTTTACTAGCGACGATCCAATAGTACCAATACAAGGAGCTAATAATCAATTAGACTATTTAAAAGGCGAAAATAAATTGACTGCTTCGTTTTGGTTTAAAAGTAATGTAAGTAGTGGAAGCGGTACAATACCATTTGTAAGTATGGTTAGTGGCCGTACTGTTTTATTTAAAATAGCTATAAACGTAAACCCTGCAAATAGTACGTTGCAATTAGTCATAGACGGTAACGTAAGTATATCCACTAATCTAGCTACAACAGATTGGTCAACACAATGGCATCATTTAATATTGACATACGATGCAAGTACAACGCCAAGTACCGCTACGGCATTTATAAACGGTGTCAACGCAAATGTTAGTACATTAGGAAATGCAACTTTCCCTAATGTAACATACCCAACATTTGATATAGGTAACACAACGGTTGGTACAATTTTTCAAGGTTACTATACACAAATTGCATTTTGGAAAACTAACTTAAATAATACTGAAATGCTATCCATATATAACAGTGGTTGTCCGAGTGATATTTCTAGTTATAATCCAAATACATGGCTAAAAATTGATAATGCAATAGCTGATGGTTCTGGTATAAGTTTTCCTAACAGCGGTAGCGAAGGTACATCTTGGAGTAGTAGTGGAGCATTAGGAATACATGTTTTACCTAATTCTCCATGCGGTTAAAAAAAATAATTATACCTTTAAGGTAATAAAAATAAAAATGACGGGATTTCAGATCGGTTTTGATGCTTTAATTTCTCTTCTTTCGGCAGTGACAGGAGCTCTTACTGTGTGGTATAGTTTGAAGGGAAAGGTTGAAATTCAGCAGGTGATTTTAGATAACCTTACTTCAGATATGGACGATATCAAGACACATAAGAAGGAGGGTAATATTTTATTGCATAAAAGAGTAGATGACCTTAAAGGCCAGGTTGAGAGAAATAGGGAAAAGAACGATGCTTCCTTGGCAGAGTTGAAGACCGAGATGGGAGCGATGGAGTTAAGAATTATCCAAGCCATTCATGCGATCAAGAAATAGTTGCCTTCTATTATTAATTTTACTCATAATCTCTTGCACTCCGCAAAGAAGATTCACTAGGCTTGTGGATAAATATCCTTATCTCATAACCACAGATACTGTGACGATGATAGATACAGTAACAGCAACCATACCAAGTGTTGTTCATGACACAGTTATCAACGAACACTTCTTTCATGAGATAACCAAGGATACACTTATACTAGAGAAAGATAGATTGACTGTAAAAATATTTCACGATACCGTCACTAGAGAGGTATATATAAAGGGCGAGTGCGACACTGTTACAATAGAAAAGATTGTAGAGAGGAAGATACCTGTAAAGTACTACGAAAAGACTCCGTTATGGAAGAAGGTTATGAACTGGTTGATGTTTGCAGCCATAGTTTATGGAGTCTTTAGATTAGTTATATTTGTAAAAAGAAAGATATGAAAAATAGATTATTCTCAAACTACGTAACAACAATATTAGGTTGTTTAGTTTTAATATTTTGTGGTGTAATGATTTACACTGAAAAGGAGACGACAGAAGGAATGGCAGGATGGCTTGCTGTAGGTCTGATGTTCCTTCGATCAAAAGACAGCTTGATAGCACTACCTGCAAAAGATAAATAGATGGGTGTAGTGCTCGTAATAATTGCGGCTTACCTCGCTGCCTCATTAATAATTACAGTATGGAAAAGATGATTACATGTCCTAATTGCAAGACTGAGTTTGATATGTCTATAAAACCTCATAGATCAGAATCAAAATATCTATGGATACTTGATAACGGACATGGTGGTGTTATTGATGGTGTTTATCAGACATCGGGAAAGAGATCTCCAGTATGGCCAGATGGCGAAGTCTTGTACGAGGGTGAGTTTAACAGGGCTATTGTAGATAGATTGGTTAAAATGTGTGAATCCAACAACATAGACTACATTAACCTGGTAGATACTCCCAATGATATTAGCTTATCAGAAAGGGTAAGCACTGCCAATAGATTGGCTAAGTCTTCTGAAAAACCCTGTATATATGTGAGCATACATGCTAATGGATATACTGACGAGTCTGCAAATGGATGGTGTGTATATACTTCCATAGGAGAAACTAAGTCTGACTCTATAGCAACAGTACTATACGAAAAAGCTGCCGCTGAGTTTCCTGAAAGAAGAATGAGACCAGACACTTATAGAGATGGGGATGTGGATCAAGAATCTAATTTTTATGTTCTTGCTAACACTACCATGCCTGCTATACTGTCTGAAAACTTTTTTATGACAAACTACAGAGAGTGTCACGAGATACTTATGAGTGAGTCTGGTAGAGACAGGGTCGCTAAGATACATTTTCAAATGATTCAACAGCTGGAGAATGAGTAATAAAACATTAAGCCTTCGTAAACCTAAAAAGAAGCGTACAGGGATTCATAGTAAGAATAATTCAAGGTTAAAGAAGTCTGTAAATTACAAGAAGCCTTATAAGGGGCAGGGAAAATAAAAATCACTATATTTGTATAAATAACAAGACATGGCAAAGATAGATTCATATTCAACAACTACACCTACAGCTAATGATTTATTACTCGGATCAGATTCTGATGCTTCAAACGCTACAAAAAATTTTTTAGTTAGTGATTTAGTGACATTATTTAGTAGTAGCATAACCTTGCAGAACGTACTTGATGCAGGAAACACTGCTACAAAGAATGTTAACCTTACAGGAGATATTACTCAAACGGGCAACACTGTTCAAACAGGGAACGTTGGACTAACAGGAATTTTTACACTTGAGGCTGCAGGGTCAATGATTTTGAGTGGTGGATTTAGAGCTGGATCTACCTTTATGCTAACAGGTTTATCTACGTTTGCAGACAACGCTGCTGCAGTAGCAGGGGGTCTTGCTGTGAACAATGTGTATAAAACTGCGGCAGGAGAGTTGAGAATAGTAGTATAGAATACAATTATAAAGTAAATTAAATGAAAAAAATTGAAAAGGATGAGCTTGAGAAATTAATCGAGCTCAACAAGAATTACAGGGACCTCAAGTTTCAGATAGCTGACATTGAGATCACCTTCGAAAGACTAAAAAATCAAAAGATAACGTCTATAGCTAACCTAGAGATGGGGGCACATGACCTTGCGGAGTACCAGAAGGAGATTTCTGAAAAGTACGGAAATGTAGACATAAATCTACATACAGGTGAATATAGTTAGAAAGATATCTGTAGGACCAGACTATATGAAGTGCATGCACTATGTAGTAGGACAGGAGGTTTTGGGAAGAAGTTACACGATAGATTCAATAATACAGGAGAATACTTCTATATCTATATACATACGTAAGGATGACGAGATCATTAAGTGGAAGCAGTTTAGCTCTACAATGCCTGTATCTATAGAGTTTAAAATAGACTTCTGATGACATCTCCATACTGCTTCGTTATAAAGCCTGTCGATGGAAGGCGTTATGACAACATACGCAGCTATGATGGCAAGGAGTTTATCATAAGCACGTCCCAGGAGGACCACACCGTATCAAATAGATTTGCTGAGGTTATATCAAGGCCCACATACTACAGCGGACCAATACAAAAGGGAGATATAGTTATAGTACACCACAACGTGTTTAGGTACTACTACGATATGAAGGGTAATCAAAAAAGTAGCTGGCACCATGTAATGGATGACATATTCATAGTGGAGCCCAGTCAGGTTTATTTGTATAGAAGAGATGAGGTGTGGAATGCACCGTCTCCATTTTGTTTTGTAAGGCCTATAGAATCTGAAGATCATATGTTTACTCAGTTAGGAAACTTAGAGCAACTGTGGGGTGAGTTGGTTTTTAAGAACAGCGATATAGACTACGTGGATCATGGGGATATTATATCATTTACTCCAGACAGCGAGTATGAGTTTAGGATAGGAGATGAGATACTATACAGGATGTACAACAAGAACATATGTCTAAAAAGGTAGAAATATTACAGGCGGCCAAGCTGGCTATTGACGAGCTGATTAAGGTACTAAAGGAGCCTATAATCACACATGCTGAGGATGATATAACGGCTGACAAGATGAAGAATGCAGCATCCGCTAAAAAGCTAGCATTCGATGACGCACTTGCTATGCTTCACAAGATAGAAGAGGAGGAGACTGGTAAGGATGAGATTAAAGTTATAGACGCTGGAAAGAACGGATTCGCAGAAGGTAGGGCTCGTGGAAAATAACCTATATAAAATATCAAAGGATTACATAAGCAAGAATGCCTTGATTTCAAGAAACAGGGCAAAAAAATGGGTTTACGGCTATGACAAGAAGTATGATGTTGTAGTTATATCTAAGGATGGAACTATCGGTGATATATATGACATAAATGGACTCAAGATAGCTATACCTTCCAAGCCAAAAAAAATAGACGTAAAGGAAGATAAATGGGTTGCCTATGATTATCCTAAAGAGCTATCTAAAATAAGAACGATATTTGATTGGAATAGAAAGGATAATCTTTTTAAGTCTAAATACGTAGACTTTATAGAGGGTGAGTTTGATAGGAGAGAAGACGGTTATTGGTTCATGAACAACGGAACACCTACCTACATTACTGGATCTCATTATATGTACCTTCAGTGGACCAAGATAGATGTAGGTCATCCTGACTTCAGAGAGTCAAACAGAATATTTTATATATTTTGGGAGGCATGCAAGGCTGACAAACGATGCTTTGGTATGTGCTACCTAAAGAACAGACGTTCAGGTTTTTCATTCATGGGATCCGAGGAGTGTGCTAATATAGCAACAATATCAAGGGATTCACGAATAGGTATTCTTTCAAAGACTGGTAGTGATGCTAAGAAGATGTTTACTGACAAGGTTGTGCCTATTGTAAGGAACTACCCCTTCTTTTTCAAGCCAATACAAGATGGTATGGATAATCCAAAGACAGAGTTGGCTTTCAGGGTTCCTGCGAGTAAGATTACCCGTAAGAACATGGACGAGGAGAAGGATGATGAGATTGAGGGTCTTGATACAACAATTGACTGGAAGAATACATCAGACAACAGTTATGACGGTGAGAAGCTTCTGTTATTAGTTCATGACGAGAGTGGTAAGTGGGAGAAGCCAGAGAATATACTAAACAACTGGCGTGTTACAAAGACATGTCTAAGACTTGGTAGTAAGGTTATTGGTAAGTGTATGATGGGATCAACATCTAATGCATTATCAAAGGGTGGTGGTAACTTTAAAAAATTATACATGGATAGCGATCCATCGGTAAGGTCGGCTAACGGACAGACAAAAAGTGGATTGTATTCGCTGTTTATACCTATGGAGTGGAACTACGAAGGATACATCGATCAGTATGGATGGCCTGTATTTGAGGATCCTTCTAAACCAGTTATAGGTGTAGATGGAGAGATGATAGATGATGGTGTGATAACATACTGGAACAATGAGGTTGAGGCACTTAAGTCAGATCCAGATGCACTGAATGAATACTATAGACAGTTCCCTAGGACTGAGTCTCACGCATTTAGAGATGAGTCTAGGCAGTCAATATTCAACCTCACAAAGATATACCAACAGATAGATTATAATGACTCATTGATAAAGGACAGAGTTTTAACACGAGGATACTTTCATTGGAAGAATGGAGAGAAGGATACAACGGTTGTATGGACCCCTGACAAAAAGGGAAGGTTTGTTGTATCATGGGTTCCGAGTTTTGAGCATAGGAATAATATTATAAACAGAGGTGGTGTTAAGTATCCTGGGAACGAACACATGGGATCCTTTGGATGTGACCCGTATGATATATCTGGTGTTGTAGGAGGTAGTGGGTCTAACGGTGCACTGCACGGTCTTACTAAGTTTCACATGGAAGACGCTCCATCTAATGAGTTCTTTCTTGAGTATATAGCCAGACCAAAAACTGCAGAGATATTTTTCGAGGATGTTCTTATGGCATGTGTCTTTTATGGTATGCCTATACTTGCAGAGAACAATAAGGCTAGGCTTCTTTATCATTTCAAGAACAGGGGATATAGGGGTTTTTCAATGAACAGGCCTGATAAGAACAAAAAGAGACTTTCTAAGACAGAGTTAGAACTTGGCGGTATACCTAACACCAGTGAGGATGTGAAACAAGCTCACGCATCAGCTATTGAATCTTACATAGAGCAGTACGTGGGATTTGATTCAGAGGGTACGTATAGAGATTCTGGAGATATAGGCAGTATGTACTTTACTAGGACACTAGAAGATTGGGCTAAGTTTGAGATAAATAATAGAACAAAATACGATGCTTCAATTAGTTCGGGACTTGCTATAATGGCAAATAAAAAGTATATTTCTAACGTACAGAAAAAAGAATCAAA